TGCACTTCTTGAGGACAGCATCAGCCCCGTTGCTTACGGTTATGGAGTATTGGTTCGCCATATCTAACGCTAAATAATAATGTTATTTAGTATCTCCGAAAAAAAACTAGCGGGCTAGAATAATATAGTGGGTACTTACCCATTGGGGTGGTGGTCGGGGACGGGTGGTTTGTCACCGGGGGCTCGCTACGCTCGCGAAGATAGTGCAATATGCTTAAAGGCCCAGTTATGATAGGTCCTAATGGAGTGGGGAACTAGTCTGTCGATTCGCTAGCAGAGAAAACCCCACTCCACCTCCGTGATTAAAATGGCTACAAAGAAAACTGCAATATTTACGCTTACCGAACGACTTACCCTTGCTGCTGCTGCAACACCAACAGCAACTGCAACCATTGACATTGGTTCATATGTCGACGTTGGAGATCGTCAAGCTCTTCAAATTCATTCTGTCGATTTCATTCACCAAGGTGCAACTGCTTCTGATGCTCTCAATGCTTCAGTACCCGGTAACTCAGCAGTATTGACTCAACTTACCGATCTAAACCGTGGCGGACTTGTGTTTGCTAACGACCGTGCATTGATTGGTTCCTCTGCACTTCGAATCGATGGTGCTGGTGCTTATTCCTATGAGGCCGATTTGTATCCCGACAACTTCGGCAAGGGTGCTGATGATGGACGATATGTTGTAAACGACCAACTGTATGTATCAACTCTATGCACTGGAACAACTGTAGCCACTGCAAACATCACTGTTCGTATTATGGCGTCCATCGTCACACTCTCCAACAAAGACTTCATGGCAATTGCGATCCAATCAACAGCAGCAGACAACTGAGGTGAGAACCTTGGTTAAAGTTGAAGGTACGATTGAGGAACTTAAGCGATTGTTCCTTGAATCTGCAAAAGAAGAAGCCCGTACACAAGTTAAGCGAGCAGGCAAAGCAGCAGTCAAGAAAACTGTCAAGGCTGTTAAGCGAGCACCATCTGCATATAACAAATACATGAAGAAGGAACTTGCTCGATTGAAGAAAGCACATCCTCGTATGACTCATCAAGCACGATTCAAGAAGGCTGCAAAGTCTTGGAAGGGATCTAAGAAGAAAGGTGGTAAGAAGTGAAGACGTTATTGAAAGAAACGCCTTGGTTAAGTGTCAATCAAGGGCCAGCAGGTACGTTCACTTTAGATTCAACATTCGTACATGGATGGGAAGAGATTTCGAATGGATTCTATGTTTACCGCACATACATCGACCTTGCAGGTATGTCACAACAAGAGAAGACTTTGTTTTTTCAGGGTGCAGGCCAACAAGACCTATACAATCCACAAGTTACTGCTCAAGCAGCAGGCGACCAATGCCTAACCGTCGATGCAATGTGTTCAAGATCGCTAACTAACAATGAACTCATACGACTGGTTGTTTATGGCAACTTTGGCGACAGTGACAACATAGGAATCAATGGTCTTACCTTTGGTGAAACAGTATACCTTCGTCATCGCCAATTCGTTGTTGACCTAGATACTGCTGCATGGGGTTCAATGGTTACTGTTGGTGACAATCAACTTGGAAGTTTAGAACCAACTGCTTCTGATCGTATTTACTGTTACAAAGTTGTAAGCCTAAGTTCTGGTGCATATACGAAGATTCAATTCGCACCTACAAGATACATTCTCAAAGCTCAAGCAAAAGAAGAACCAATGCATCAATATCTCATGCGACTGAAGAGAAGTTATGAGTTACAACAATCACCTGATAATGATTAAGATGTTTCCTTATTACTTTGTTAGTGACATCATCCCAACTGAACAGGAGGTCTTTGACTATCTGTTCCCACCATTGCCACTACCTGTTCCATACCCCGGTCGAATTGCAGCAAGAGTTATTCAACTTCAATACGAAGCAGGTGTACTGATTGCAGAAGGTGAAGTCGAAGGAAAGGATCAATACACTGGACAACAAGGTGCAAGAGACAACGCCAAAAACTTAGGATACAATTTAACCTACCAACCCGGAGGAATGAAGATATGACTGAAGAACAAAACCCAATTGAAGAAAAGAAAACACCAACTACAAAATTCGCTGAGTGGCTTATGGCTAGAGCAGAAAAGAAAGAAGCAAAAGAAACATCCTTGGAATCTCTGATGAAGTTCAACGTCTTTCTTTCAATTACTACATTGGTTTCGCTTGTTGGAACTACTGTTGCAGACTATGTTCTGATGGCTTGGCTTTGGATTTAATCACCTGTGTGTCGCTCTGGTGAATCCTAGACCAGTTGGATCGTCGCATGGGCGATGACGTATGGAATTGAGGCAACAACATCTAATGCACATTCCATTCCATCGATTTACTTTCAACTGCATTAAACATCGAGACTTCAATCTTCGAGTTTCAAGCTGACAACCTTGGCATCTGTAGATCGGCATCATTCTGGATGACAACTCCTGCAATAACCAGAGAACGGATTACAATCTTTGCAACTGCAAAGTGTTGTTGAATAAAATATTTCGTCGCATTGAATACATTGCCACCAAGGTCCTTGAGGTCCTTCGTATTGTTCGAGTGGTAACAACCAATCAAATGTGATGTCCCTTGTAACCCAATCAAAGTTCGAATAAAATCCACAAGTCATTCTGCACACCTCATGCATTGATAGATCAGTGAGAAATCGTGCGGACATTCCCATCCAAATCTTTTCGAATCGTAAAACACTTGACCATGAGAACAGAGGTATACTTCTTCACACATGTTACATGCGACGCACATTCACTCGTCCTCTTTGCTCATGTAATCAGAAAGAATGCGTTGTTTCATCGCCATGGTCATAACTGCGTCATAACCAAGCATCTCGATGCACGATGAGATTACTTGACTTATCTTTGCACCTCCATCCTTGCACTTCTTGAGGACAGCATCAGCCCCGTTGCTTACGGTTATGGAGTATTGGTTCGCCATATCTAACGCTAAATAATAATGTTATTTAGTATCTCCGA